AATTTAATTATACACCTAATTAAAGGAGTTACCTTATGTTTAAAGCAAAAGCAGTTGTTACCACAGATTCTTTGATTGCTCCTATCATTACTATGCTTGATAAACTTACTACTCACTGTAAAGAACAAGCAGAAAAGGCTGTAAAGGTAGACCTTGAAATTAGTGCTCTTACCATTAAAAAAGAAGTCCTCACTAAAGATTCACTAAAAGCACAAGAGATGGTATCTAATATTAAAACACTTCTTAAATTGTAGCTCCGTAACCCAATTGGTAGAGGTAAGAGACTTAAAATCCCTACAAGTGTGAGTTCAAATCTCATCGGAGCCACCAAACAAATAAGGCCGCATTAGGAATCTTCTTAGTGCGGCTTTATCTTACCCTAGAAGGTGTTTATGTTTAAAGTAAACCCACCACATGTAAAGACCTATTGCCCCTCCTGTAAACGAGTTATGTTACCTTCTGAAATGCCTAGATATTATTTTATTAAAGAACCGGGACTCATTATATGGGGTTATCGGTGTGGAGAGTGTAATCATGTTGGCAACTTGCCCTAATTGTAATAATCTTATTTGTACTATTGAGAAGAGTGAGAGTTGTTATCTTGTAGATCAAAATAGCGTTTATACTTGTAAAGGTTGTAATAAAGATGTTCGTGTAGCTTGTTCTGTAACATTAGAAGAAGATAGAGAAATACATGAATTTGAGGATTACCCTGATGATCTTATAAGGTGTGAGCAAGATTGTAATAATTGTGTACTAGAAGAAACTTGTGATTTAGCTTATTTTGATGAGGCTAGAGAACAAGCTGAATTAGATATGCCCGGAGGTTTTAATTAATGTTAAAATATATGACAATAGACTGCCTGACAACGGAGCAGTACACGAATAAGTTTTTAACTGATCCGTGTCCATGGTGTCGCTGTAGTGGAAAAGTAATAGCTCGTGTAAGTTGGATGGATAAAACTACTTGTTATAATTGCAAGGGTGTTGGTTATCTCCCTAATGAGGAAGGAGAAGAAATTATTAAAATGGTTAAACTACACCTAAGTGGAGGTAAACTTATATGATAATAGATAGACGTAATAAATATAGAGTAGTACAAACTAATGGTTCTATTGTTAAAGATTTGGGGAGATTACCTTAACTTATAAACTTTAATTTTAAGGAGTGTTTTAAAACATGATTTATACAAATAATTATAACCTCCCTGATGCAATTCTTAAAGTAATAATTAAAGATAATTATAAACGTGGTAAAGATGGTTATTCCGTAACAGAACTTATTAATTCCCCTCGTATAGTTCACCTTCAAAGACGTTATGATGCTGAGTTAGTTGAAGATGCGATGGATTCTATTTGGTCGGTATTTGGTTCAGCAGTCCATCACCTTATGGAAACACATGCATCCGATGGTGATTTTGCCGAACAACGATATTATATCACTCACAGAGAACGTACTATTGGTGGTATGATTGATGCTTATAATCACGGTACAATTACAGATTATAAGGTAACATCAGCATATAGTATTGTTTATAAGAGTAAAATAAAGGGTTGGACTGAGCAGCTTAACCTTTATGGTTATATTCTTCGTCAGAATGGAATAGAGGTTAATCGCTTACATATTGCAGCCTTTCTACGGGATTGGGATAGAAACAAGGCGAGGGCACAAGCTGATTACCCTAAGACACCTTTTATTGTAGTACCTATTGAACTTTGGTCTGACGAGCAATGTTTAGAGTTTATTGACGAGCGGGTTATGATGCTTATAGCTTGTGAAACATTAAGCGATGAAGACCTTATTGAGTGTACTAAAGAAGAAATGTGGGTACGTGATTCTACGTGGGCAGTAATGAAAGAAGGGCGAAAGAGTGCGGTACGACTTTTTTCTGAAGAAGATGATGCAGTATGTTTCATGGATCAAGCACAAGATGATAAACAATACTTAGTAGAACGTAAAGGGCAACCTACTCGTTGTATTGATTACTGCTCTTGTAATAGTAAGTGTAGTATATATCAAGATTATCTTAAGGAGGTAAATATTAATGGTTAGCCCATGGGAAGAACAGATCGGTGGTAATCACTATAAATCCAAGAAGATACAACCTGCTTATTTCTCTTATGTGAATGGTCTTGGTTTTATTGAGGGTAATATAATTAAATACGTCTGTAGAGAAAAAGGTAAACGCATTGAGGATTTAAAGAAGGCAAAGCATTATCTTGATCTACTTATTTATGAAGAAACACAAAAGACTCCTCTGAAAAGTAATCTTGAAGATTATCTTCCACAGGATAAATCAAAACTTGTAGATGGGTAACAATCCAAGAGAATAGACCACATACCTATAGAGGGAGGGTAATGAGATGAGTAAGAAAATGGAAAGTGGGCATCGTATGATCTGGATTAAAGGAAGGGGTTATGTGTATGAACACAGATATAAGATGGAAAAGAAACTTGGTAGACGACTTAGAAGTGATGAAATTGTCCACCACAAAGATGGTAATCCTGCTAGTAATAGTGGTGGAAATCTTGAGGTAACAACAAAAGCAGGCCACAATAAAATCGACCCTACCCATCACAAAGGTGGTAGAACGAAAGGCTCTTAATGACGTTACTTAATGCTTATAGAGAATCTATTTTTAAACTTCTTGTTGCCGCTTCTTCGGAGGAGGAAGCGGTTTTCATCCTACGGGAAACTACTAATTACTTTGGTGAGAAAGTAGGTATTCAAGTAAAGCAAATAAAAGGTCTTCAATATAAAGGTGAGGCAAGGATACTTTAAATATGGAAGAGTCTACAAATGAAATGGAAATCCTACGGCTCTTAGTTAAGAACCGTGGTTACTATGATAAGTACTTTAGTATAGTTCAAAAATATATTACATCAAGAGATTTAAAAACATTGTATGAGGCTATAGATGCTTATTATCAAGAATCACCAAACCACACTTATATTAGCGAGGATGATTTAAAACTATACTTCTCTACTAATTACCCACAATTAAGAGGTACTGCGGCCTTTGATATTTATATTGATTCTATTTATAGTATGTGTCTCTCTTCTGATACGATTAAGAATTACGTTCATAAACTTATAGAAAATGATACTTATCGTGCTATATCTAATATTACTCAAGATGCTCTCTTAACACGTAGTTATGGTAAGTTGGGTGAAATAGAGGCAAAACTTTTAACCTACCAAGAAGTTATTAGTAGAGAGGATAAAGAGAGTCCATTCTTAGATATTGATATGCGAGAACTTCTCACTGAGGAAAGCGAGGGTAAAGGTTTTAAGTGGCGGCTACAATGCCTTAACGATGATGTTGGTCCTCTTGGTGGTAGTACCCTTACACACATCTTTGCTCGACCAGAATGTTTTACCCCTGATACAGAAGTCTTAACCCCTAATGGTTGGCGATATGTAAATCAAATAACTTATAAAGATAAAATTGCTTGTGTAGATAAAAATCGTGGTATTCATTTTGAGAAACCTTCCCATATAGAGGCTCACGAAGAAATTGAAATGTATAATATTCATGATACTTTAGGTAGAGTTAATCTTTGTGTATCAGGTGGGCATCAAATGGTTTATGAATTTGATGGTAATGGTCTTCAAAAGAAAGCTGCTAGAGATATTAAATACTTTCAAGGAGTTAAGCATCACATAGCAGGTTATGGTAAAGGTAGTAAAGTTTTTACAGCCTTTGATGCTTTACAAATTGCTTATCAAGCAGATGGTCATACACGAAATTATAAGGAGTATGGTTACACCTTTAGTTTTAAGAAACAATGTAAGATAGATCGTCTTAAAGGTATTCTTGCTGAATTACAATATGAGTACACAACTTATAAAGATGGTAATAGGGATAATATAGGTTTTTATGTAAAGACTAAAAAACCCCTTAGTAAAGATTTTAACTGGTTAGATTTAGAAGAGGTATCTACTGCATACGCCCAAGATTTTATAGAGGAGTTATCCTATTGGGATGCTACACGAAGAACAAGTAAACGCTATAAATATGATACAACAAATGGTGCTGTAGCAGATATAGTTAGTGCCGTTGCTTCTCTTGCTGGTTATAATTGTTTTATTAGTATTAAGCAAGATAATAGGAAAGAAAGTTATAATGATGTATATTCCTTAAGTATTAGGACTAATTATCAACCTGTAGATGGACAATGTATTATTAAGGAGAAATCATCTTATTCTGGTATGGTTTATTGTTTTTCTGTAAGTACTGGTATGCTTCTTGTACGTAGGGGGTTGGCTACTGCTGTGGTGGGAAATACGGGAAAAACAACCTTCCTAGCCTCTGAACTTACCTTCTTTGCAGAACAACTAGAAGAGGGTGAATATGGTATCTGGATTAATAATGAAGAGGCAGGAAAGAAAGTAAAGTTTAGGACAATGCAAGCGGCTCTTAAGGCCACAAAGGAAGAAATACTTGCTAAGATAGATTCTGCCTTATCGGTATTCCTCCCCAAGTGGGGAACAAAGATTAAGATTGTAGACTCCGCAACAATTACATTTGAGCAGATACAACAAATATGCCGTGACTATAAACCTAAGTTTCTAGTAGTAGATCAAGGAGATAAAGTAACATTTAAAGGTGCTTCTGATTATTCTACAACAGAACGGCTTAAAGTTCTCTACGTAAAGTTTAGGGAACTCGCAAAAGAATTAGATATACCTATTATTACTGTTGGTCAAGCTAGTGGCGAAGCAGAGGGTAAGAAATGGCTTACTATGGATTGGATGGATTTCTCAAAATGTCTTGCTATTGGTACTAAGGTTCGTATGTATGATGGTTCTTTAAAGTGTATAGAAAATATTAAAATAGGTGATCAAGTAATGGGTGTAGATAGTACCCCTAGAAATGTAATCTCTACAGATAAAGGTATATCTAAGATGTGGAAAGTATCTATGGTTAAAACAGGAGATAGTTTTATATGTAATGATAATCATATATTATCTACTAAAATGTCTGGTAACTATTCTACCTTTATAAAAAATAAACAAGTGATTAATAAATCTCTGCATGATTGGTTAGCATTATCTCCCACAGTTAGATATAGACATAAAGGATATTATACAGATAGTATTCAGTATAATAATGATTGGTTATCTATACTAGACCCATATTTTATAGGTATGTGGCTAGGTGATGGTTCCTCAAGAAGTTCTTCTATCACAACAGCAGATAAAGAAATAGAGGAATATGTACAGAAAGTAGCTTCTAAATTTGGTATGAAGATTACAGAAGATTATTCCCCTACATACAAAACTCTGCACATTTCTTGTGGTAAAGTAAATGGTAATAATCCAGTTTTAAAGGAATTGCAGAAACTTAATCTTATTAATAATAAACATATACCTAAATGGGTACTTACAACCTCAATTTGGGACAGACAGAAATTTTTAGCGGGTCTTATAGATACAGATGGTTGTCTTTTAAGTACTAAAACACATCAGTACTTTGAAGTTGCAACTAAGTATATTAATATATGCTTAGATTTAATTGAGTTATGCAGGTCGCTTGGTTTGTATGCTAGCTATGCAATAAAATATATTAAAGAGGTACCATACTATTACGTATATATATCAGGTGACATAAGTAAAATACCTACAAAGATTACTAGAAAGCAAACAACTTTTTGTGCAAAGACGCAGGTAACAACGTCTCCAATGGAAATTGAAAGTGTAGGTATGGGTGAGTATGCTGGTTTTACCTTAGATGGTGATGGTTTATATATGCTAGAAAATTACATTGTAACCCATAATACAGGTAAACCGGGAGAAATGGATTTAATTATTGGTATAGGTTGTAATAGTGCTGATGGTGAGGAAAATATAAGATATATTCGTCTTGCCAAGAATAAGATTAGTGGTAAGCATGGTAAGCATGCAGTATTAATAAACCCGGAGAGGGCGCGGTATTCAGACATGGGCTAAAGCCCAAATTCAAGCAAGGCGTAGAATCAGGGGTGATTATGTGGTTAACACTTAGTTTAAAGAAGGATGCAACAGTTATTATTTTAGGTAAAGAAGTTAAAATACCATTCTCTAGTATGGCAGATGGTTGTGTAGGTGTTTTACTCGCCTTTAACACTAAGGAAGAAGCTGTTGAATATGTAAGTGAGGGTGGTTCTATTATTGAAATCGCGGAGAGTTAGATGTGGGTAACTTATCAAGGACCATCCGACTTTGTTGTAAAGTATGAGTATGAACCACATAATTTTGTTAAGCTTTATAAAGGGATACCACAGCTAGTTTGTAAACATTGTGGTTTAGTAACTTTGCGAAATGATTTTACTAGGTGGTGTATAAGTAAGGGTTGTCTAAATGAATACCATTCTGGATACAAAGCTGCTATGCGAGGGAGGTATATATGAGAACTATAATTGCTGGTGGTCGAGAAGTTACTGAATATGCTCATATTATAAGGGCTACACAAAGATGTGGTTGGACTCCTGCGGTTGTCATTAGTGGTCATGCTAGGGGTGTAGATAAACTTGGTGAATTATGGGCAGAGCGAAATAAAATTCCTTGTGAGATATTTCCTGCTAATTGGGATTTATATGGTAATAAAGCTGGTCCTATAAGAAATAATCAAATGGCGGAAGTAGCGGACGCTCTTATAGCAATATGGGATGGTAAAAGTAGAGGTACTAAACATATGATTGATACAGCAACTAAGAAAGGATTAAAAGTTTATGTCCATCTTCTTAATAAGTGACCAACACTTCTACCACAGTAATATACTTATGTGGAGAGATGATAAGGCAAGACGAGTATTTCCAACAGTTAATAAAATGAATGAGTATATAATTAAGCACCATAATGAAGTTGTAGGAAAGGGTGATCTTACATACCACTTAGGAGATTTTACTTTCTCCAAGAATTATAGAGACATTCAGCATATCCTTGAGAAACTTAATGGGCGACATATTCTTATCCTCGGTAATCACGACCTCTTTAGACCCTTTGAATATACTGAGATGGGTTTTGAGTCGGTACACACTTCTTTAGAAATAGAAGGTGGTTTTACCCTTATACATGATCCCGCCGTAGCAGGCGTTTTAAAGGACACGGATTTTATACATGGACATACACATGGGTTAGGACTTAGACTCGCTCCTAATGCCTATAGCGTAAGCGTAGAGATGCATGATTACTATCCTGTAGACCTAGAGGAGATTGTAAAACAATGGCTCGTATAAAACGTAAGATTAATTTTTATAGAAGTGGTTTTGAAGAGAAGGTACAAAAGGCTTTAAAGGAGGCTAAGATTCCTTATGAGTATGAGACAGAGGTTATCCATTATA